AACTTATTAAAACTAGCATTGTTCATCGACTTGATTTCCAAGACGCGCAAGACGCCATCGTCCATCTCGATGTGGCCATCCATATGACAGACAACATGACCGCCTAATTGGTCATATGAATGTTGTCTGCCAGTGAACCCGTCTTTCTCCCAGACGCGGACGTCAGCTTTCTCTTTAAGATCACTGACAACCTCGTCTTCGAGAAGATGCCCAAGTTTGAATATGCGTTTTAACTTCGCGCTCGGCTCATTGTTTGGAAATCCCCGAAGGTTAAAAGACAGCATGGCATCACAGGGATTGCCTACGATAGACGCACCGATATAACACCGCGCTCTTTCTTCTCTGACCTGTTGATCGTAGCCATCATCAATGGCTACGATTAGGTCTTCAACTGTCTTCACCTCTCCCATACTAAAACGGAATATCGTCGTCGATGTCAGATGGGCTGGTCGGCGCATCGGCGTGGTTCGCAACAGGCTTGAAGTTTTTTACTTCAGCACTGCGGCGCATTGTTCCATCATCGCCTCTCCACTCCTTGCCAAGGTCGACTATAACATTGCACTCAAGATTCTTGAGCGTAGCTATGTCGGCTGGCTTGTCTGGATTTGGATGTTGAGCGGCTACGAGAAACGTCTTTAACTGACGCATACCAATTTCCACAGCCTGTGCATTTTTATTGGCCACATTAAAATTAGCGTTGATTTCGCCTGTACCATCCATAGCTTCTAACTTCGCTTGGATCATCTTACCGCCTGTAGACGTATCTTTAATCTCAACACCAACGCACTTCACATGGTGCATACCTTTTTGCAAGCGAGAAGTACCGCTTCCTTCTGTAACTTTGCTCAAATCGAGCGCGTCAAAACCTGACCATGTCATAATCTTATTCCTCTTCTTTCTTATTGATTTTGCCAAACTCAGTGTCATCCATAGACATACGAGCCAGCAGTTCGGTTATGTCTGACACCTCTTCATAAGGGTTCAGACGGTTGAGGGGATCGCGCACCTTTCCGTGCCACCCCGATACTTCATCAGTCGCCACATAGCGTCTGACTTTAGGCATACCCTTCTGGTCTTTTTCTGTGATGCGAACGCCACAAAGGACATGATCGAATAATGCAGGTATGTGCTTGGCCACAGACTTGCCTTTGACAAGCGGCCAATACTGGGTCACGTCATTTGCGTCTTGCTCTTCCATAGCAAGGCAAGTGACAAGGACATGAATAGGTAAGTCCCTAATCCATTTCAGCGAGCCGAGCATGAGGCGGTTATAATCACCCCACTTCTCAAAGCCATTCTTGTTGTCCTGATGTTTGTATTCTAGCCATTCAAGCAGACGCTCAGACAGCTCAGTCAAGCTATCTACAGCCACCCATTTGTAGCCTTGCTTCTTAAACTCTTCACTCTGCATCATTGCCATTATCGAACGAAACGAGTAGTCGCCGTTAGCAGGATCAGCAGGAACACAGCTAAGTGTATCGTCTTTCTTTTTGACAATCCTCCCGTCCCAACTTGAGAACGGCAGGTAATCAATGTCCACATCTTCGATTGATTTCAAGCCAGCTTCACCAGACAGGATCAGCCCTTTGCCGTATCGCTTCTGATAGAAGCGGCATTGATACGTCTTTCCGTATCCGTGGTGCGCGTACAGTAGCACTTTGGTCGGGCCATTCCTCTGAATGTCCGAGGTCTTCATCACATTAAACATAATACCTCCTTTTATGTAGGTGTCCCTTATAGTGTGCTTGACACACCTAAAGGTGTAACGTAAACCATACATACATGCAACAGTAAAAATGCAGAAGGAGAAAAAAGTGAGCACGAAGCTGAACATTAGTCGGCTTATCCAAGACCTTGGTGGGGCATCAGCCGCCGCAAAGATCACAGGCACAGTAAGAACTGCGCCTTATGGATGGATAGCTAGACAGTATGTGTCCAGCGCAGTCCTTGAGAAAATCAAATCTCACGACCCAGACTTAGATTTAGACGCCTATTTTGATGAGGAAAAAGATGAAACCAAAGACAAAGCTGGAGGCCGCACTTGATTATTTAGATCGAGGCTGGTCAATCATACCAATCAAACCCGAAGCAAAACGTCCAGCCATTAAGTGGCTGGACTTCCAATCTCGACTTCCTACAGAAGCTGAAGTCACAGACTGGTGGACTAAGTGGCCTGACCATGAAATCGCTATCGTCACTGGCGAGATTAGCGGCGTGGTCGTTGTCGACTGTGACAATGACGAAGCGGCACATGCCGCGTTCGATGCGAACATGCGCTCTACCATTAAGGTAAAGACCAAGCGTGGCTCACATCTATACTTTGAGCATCCCAAAGATGGTGTCAGACGTGGCCCTCGTGCTGGTGTGAACAGTCGCGGTGCAGACTGGCCAAAGATTAACGGCCTCGATTTTCGTGGTGACGGCAGTTATGCCCTGCTCCCGCCGTCCAAGAATTACATTTGGGACTATCCGACAGACGTATTCGATTGGGATGAGATGCCTGTATGGAAAGACTGGAGGCCAATGTTGAAAGAAAGGCTGCAAGGAGGAGGTGAGTTCACCTTTGAAGAGCTTGACCTTTCGTCTGTCACAACAATACACCCAGATGAGTTCATAGGTGAGTGGGACAGGACAGCTAAATTTGTACGGGACAACTTCCCGTCAACACTGAAGATTCCATCTGGCCTTGGCAATGGACGCAATGAACGTCTGATGCGTTACGTTAGTGAAAGCATTAGGTCTGGCTACTTTGATGCCGAGCTGCGCGTCAGAGGTCATGCCTTCATGCGTCAGTTCTTTGAAGAGTGTCTATCAGACTTTGAGTTCGAGGCAACCTGTAGCTCGATGGAGCAGAGTGAGAAGCGCAATCACCCAGAACGCTTCAATGATAGTGGTGAGTATATATATAAAGAGTATCACCCAGAACATGTAGACCCAGAGCGTCCACGCAAACTCATCCAGATGAAGGACGCCGAGCAACTGCTGGAAGAGGCAGACGCCAAGACGTATCTGATTGAACCTTGGCTACCGCACAACACAATAGTGCAAGTCTTCGGCTACTCTGGCCACGGCAAGTCGATGTTTGTACAACACGCCATGTCTGCAATGTGTGCTGGCCGTAAATACTTTGGCCCTTTTGAAGTCGGCAAAGCTGGCCGAGTTCTTTATCTCGACTTCGAGATGGGCATGTCCACCATCGCCAGACGTCTGATGGAAATGCGGCAAGTTCATGGCGACACACAAGATCGCATGAACATATGGACTCCATTTGTCGACCAGAAAGAAATTAATCTGCACAAGCCAGAGGGGATGATGGAGCTACAGGAGTGGATCAAGTTCGCAGACCCAGACGTAGTGGTGCTTGATACAATCCGTTCAGCTTACCCTGGAATGGCAGAAAATTCCGCAGACGAATGGTCAAAGGTCAACCAGCTCGCAGTCAAGCTCAGAAACTCTGGCCTGTCTGTCGTGCTTGTGCATCACAGCAACAAGCCAAGTGAGGGTGGGATGGGCAGGGAAGCTGGGTCAACCAACCAGCTCACAGTTTTGGAGACGCAGATCAGGGTAACTCAGGTATATCAAGACGAAGAGACAGCTAAAAGTAATGCCGCGATATACGACGGGGCATACGACACCCCGATATGGCCTCAACTGGTGAGTAAACTACCCGCTGATTTCCGTCTTGGAATGGTGATGGAAATTCGTTACGGCAAAGTCCGTGAGTGGACAGACTTACATGACCGCGTCCAATGGATTGGCTTCGCTTCTCACAACATGACAGACGAGAAGTGTGTTGTAAGCAGTAGGTCGACGAAGCAGAGAGCGAAAGACATGGCATTGGATGGTTATGATCCTCTAGTCATATCGGACAAGCTCAGTCGTCCTGTTCGGCTGGTGCGGGAGTGGCTTGAGATCGACGGGTGATCTTCATCTTAGCGTCGGGCCAAAGACGTCTGACCTCATCTACAATCTTAGCAAGCTCTGGATAATTTCGTCGGTTTGCTTCTTTATCTTTAGACAGGACGAGCTTACCGCCGTCCTGTTTTTTTGCTTCAAGCCAAGCAATGTAAGCTAAATCTGTCTTAGTTAGTTTCTTTTTTTGCACGGTCTGTTTCTGTATGAAAAGTGATACAACGACTACTACGCTATCGCTTTGTCTTGAGGCTAACTACGGAGGGAAACGGGTACGTTTCTCTCCGTCGCCGTCTTCAACAACAACGTCGTTGTATCATATTTATATACGTCTTGTCAATGCTTTTGCGCTATAAAAAGCTCCTTTGGTGTGTACAAGGCACACCCCATGTAGTATTAAGAGTACAGATACAAACTACATGTAGAGGTGCATAAAATGCCGAGGCCAGTCGTCGTCTCAGAAGACGATAAACAATGGCTCACATCAAATCACAACAAACTTTCGTACCACCGTCTAGCTAACAGACTTGGCTGTTGCGTTGATACAATTAAAAGAATTTTAGTCCGAGAAGGGCTGCAAGAATTTGATGGGGCAAAATATCAAGTTCGTAGAAACTTTAAAGAAAAGACATGGGTAAAGCCGTGCATGGATTGCGGCTGTACCAAACCACGACCTAAAAATTATTACTTCTGCATACCATGCAGACGCGAAAGAGGATACGAAGATTGAGCGGTAGAGGCATGAAGGCCAAAGGCGACAAGTATGAACGTGAACTTGCCGCCTACATCAATGAAGCTACAGGTCTTAACTCTTTCCGAGCACCACTATCTGGTGGTGGCAACGTCGGAATGTATGGCGGTGCAGACATACTCGGAACCCCAGACTTATTCATTGAAGCCAAAAGAGTCGAGCGTCTTAACTTCCATGACGCAATGCGTCAGGCTGAAGGCAACATCATCAAGATAAAAACAGATGACTCGCCAGTTGTTATCAAC